AGTTTTATAATAAATTCTATCATTTACTTCAAAAGAACTTATTATTTCTACTATATCTCCTATTGACGTTGGAGATAATAAGTTTTTTATTACCCTACATTTATCTCCTTTTTTAAACTTCGGTGCCATATTTATTGTATTTAAAAAGGTAATTGTACAAATGGTGTACCATCTGGATTTTTTCCATCAAGAATATTAATTGATTCTTGTCTAGAATATCCAAATTCTCTCATTATTGCTCTTATATATTCTTTATGTGTTTTATATTCTAATCTAAACATTTTTATTATCCTTGCTGCCTCCACTGCAACTATTAAACTACATATTGTAGAACATCATTAGGACTGTTTGATGTTTTTGTTAATATTATTACTTGTGTTACAGAGGAGAATCGAACTCCATAAGTTTATACTAATGTAATTGTACTTCTTACATAGATGGCCATAACTTATCTACCAAATAGTCTATCAGATAAACTATTTCGTCTGTAACATTATAAAACTCCAATACACTTTCTTCGGTACACTTAAGGCATTATCTTCATCTTACCCTCAGAATTCTTATTGGAGTTATCAATTATTTCCAAGTATCTATTTCAATAATATAACTACGGAAATACATATCCTCTTCTTCATATTGTGAAGAATGAATCATATATCCAGCAATTGTACCATCATTATTATGATATAAACCCGATGCTTCACGGTAAATATCATTATTTACTTTAAGGAAATTATCCCATTCATCCATACCTTGAGTAGTGACTACTGTTTCTGCTTCAGCACGAGTATCATAATCACCTATGTATTCTCTACCAGATTCTGTAGGATAGTTCCATTCATTGAAAACTATGTAGTATTTCATGTTATTTGTGTTTTTGTGTGTGTATTTATTTGATTAACCCAATTTTGGAATTGGAATTTGTGTTTTCAATTATTTGAAAATTAAGATTTCAAGTGTTTCTTATATTGTTGGTTGATTGAGGGAGGTTTGATAATCACTCATTTTCAAGCACTTACAGTATCTTGTATTTGAGTTGCACCCAAACAAAAAGCCACAATTCTTCCCTAAAAATACTGAATTAACTCTCAAAGAGTGAACTGCGGCTTGTATTTGAGTCACGTCAAAAAACAAAGGGTTCCAAGGTTTCCCAAGGAACCCAATGTAGGTTGTGCCAAATGCTTAGAGCATGTTGGCAATGCAACGGGTGGCAACTTCCTTGCCGTCAGTATAGTGCTGGAACACCACACTGTCAGGGTCAAGTTTTGCACCAATGGCCACATCACAGTCCTTGTCCATCTGGACCATCTTGACACGGTTAGTCCCCTTAAGGAAGAAACATGCCGTAGGACCATACTGACCCTCAGTGACTTCAATGTGGTCAATAGACCGTTTGTCTTCAGCAGTGAGAACCTCAGTGCTGGTCTTGTCCCACTTACCATAGGACTTTACGCTTGAAAAGAAGGATTCCATCATAGTTGTATTGTTTTTGATGGTGAATAATTGTGGCTGTCCTTGGCTAGCACGGTGCTAACCAATCAACCATGTACCGATAGGTTGTATTTGACTGGTTTAAAAAAATAAAGGGACATATCATAAGATATGCCCCATTGTTATATGATGATTAGATACCTAGCTTATCAATTACAGCATCAATATCTGTTACAGGTTCTTTCATCATATAGATGGTGAATCTGAAGTCATTAGGTTTCTCATAGAATACTACTACAAGTTTCTTCTTATCTTCCTCACTAATGTCACCCTCAACAAAGTTATCTCTCTCAAACTCTTCATCATAGATGTTGCAGAAGCCTGAGAACCTTCTCTGTCCTAATACATAGGACATTCTGCATCTGGCACCCCACTCACCTTCAGTGATTTTAAAGTTGCCAACTTCAACAAGCTGTTTGAGAGCTTCTATCTCATCAGCTTTAAACTTGACAGCAGACTTCTTGTCAAGAATCTTTACATCACCATAGGTAAATACCTTGGTAGCAATAGCAGTTTCCTTAAGACCCATTTTGCTCAAGCTAGTAGCGAGCAGACTTTCAAATGTGCTTTTCATAATTTTGTGTTTTTAATAGTCCATAAACTCTATTTCTCTCTTTATGGTTAACCCAAAGCTGTCTTAACGATTTGTGGGTTACAGGTTTATAATTTATTGTTTGTTAATGTGTGTTTTAGCAATATAACTGTTCTTTCTGGACTTCTTTGTGAGTACCAACAAGCCTACACAAGTTCCAGTGTCCAAATCCATCATTAGTCAGTATATATTTGTCTGCAACATAAGGATCTCCATTCTTAGAGATATGAGGTTCAGGCCATATACCTTCCAAGACTTCATTTATGGTTGTCCAAATATCGGTAGTATATTTACCGGGTCTCTTGAAGAATGAATACCACTGTCCATTGAAGAAATCATTCTCAATATCAAATGGTTTCTCTCTATAGAATGTAGCATACGGGAAATATTCCTCAGCTTCATGCTCTTTGAGAGTATAGAACTTGATGTCTCTAATATGCCTCTCAAGGTCTATAGAATCCCACACCTTATATTTCTTCTTAAGTTGAGTAACATGAGGCAATGGCACTACCTTGACTTGATAACAAGTAGCTTTTCGGAAGAACTCTTCCAAGACTTCTCTGTTAACATAAGGAAGAGTTTCCTTAACGAAGAAATCATTTCTCTTAGTGCTATCTTCAGCACTATAAACTTTAACTTTGTAGTACATAATGTGTGTTTTTAGAGGTTTATAAATTTATTTTTCTAATTCTTTTATCTCCATGACAAGGGTGTGTAGTTTGTTAACAATTGCGTAAAACTGTTCATCAGTTTCACAATTAAGCAATGCTTTATACATGCCTTTTGTTGATTCCAACTTCACTCTTCTCTGATATCTTTCAATGTCGTTCATAATGTGTGTGTTTTAAAGGTTTTACAATAAATCCCAATCAGTCAGTGCTTCTTCAAGCATCATTCCTGATTCTATAGAATGTATAATTTCAGACTCCATAGATGCTATAAGTTTAGCAGTTTCCTCATCCACTAATACAGAGTCACAACAAGGAGTTTCTGCATAAGCCCAAAGAGCTTGACCAGCATCTTGATACTTTCTAATTCTGAGCATAAATTCAGGAGCACCTGTTTCTTCAGGTGAATACAATACGACTAAACAATTTTTCATAATTTTTACGTTTTTATTGGTTATTAAAATTCTGAAATATGACAATTTGTCACACTATCGTAACAGTGTACAAATGGTACTGTAGATATATTAGATTCTTTAATGAATCCTCTGGCAGTATAATCTTCTTTTAAAGATACTACTACTTCATGAGGAAATCTCTCACTGAACCTAACTCTAGTTACACCATCATAGAAGGTAGTGTGAGTTTTACCTTCAGATGTTTTGAATGAGATGTCTACATGCATAATATTCTCCTTTCTTTTTAATCTGAAACATTAAATGTAATAATATCATCAGATGCTGTTGCATCATCGTTTATCTGCACAGGTAATATTATTACTTTACTACGATAAAGAAGAGTAGTTTCTTCTATCTCTTTATCTCTATGTGCAATACATTTCTTTCTAAAAGACACAATATCCTTTTCAAACTGTTTTTGGAACTCTATATATCTTTTAGTTTTTTGTTTTATATCTTCTTCGACTTTTTCCAAGTAGAGATAGAAAGCTTTAAGTGCTAAATCTCGTGTTGTGTATAATGGAGATATAATGTTTGTTTGTCTGTACCATTCATTATAATCTCCATTATCAAATTTAATCCAAAATCTATAACCTACAATAGTTTTCATTTTGTTCTCCTTTCTTTTTTACCAAGTATACCCATCCCAAAGAGCTTCTGCTTTTTTAGCATATATGCTGCAAGCAGATTTGCTGCCTATGAAAGCAGCTAATATAGTATAGTCAAATCTTCCATCTAACAACCTAGTTCCAGATTGTCTTGTTGGAGTAGTGGAATGATACTGACTTAATACATTAACACTAGCGTGTTGGTTACCTTCGTAGTCAACGTAAACATCAACTACGTACAATTTAACTAAGTTCATTTTAAATCCTTTCTTTTAATGTTTTTATAACGTTTACTGTAGATCTTCAGGTTTGATTGGAATTTCTCTCCATCCTCCTTTAGGATTCTTGATGTAGCAGGCTTGCTGACCTTTATGCTCACCTCTAGTCTTGATGTGAATATAGATTTCTCTCTTCTCACCAGACTTCAACTGATAGTAATATCCAGTAGGTTTATAATCCCCACTAGATTTCCTAGAGTTAGTTGCCTTAAAGGTCTTATTATCGACCTTAATAATTTTGGTGTTGTTTTGCTCGGACACTTTGGTAGTCTGAGCTGTCTGCCCCATTGCTATGGAAGCTATCGCAACCATTGCAATGCAGAAGAACATTTTCTTCATGTGTGTTGGGTTTGTGTGTTGATTGAATGTATGTATTACATTGCTGTAATATTTCATAGATTATATGGCAGTATATACAGGAACAGAGTCCCTATATAGGTATGGGGGTATAACCCCAATCTGCCAAAGGCAGGGGGAGGGTAATATAGCTATCCTCACCATACAGCCCTAAACAGAATTTTCAAAAAAATTTCAAAAAAAATTTTATCCAGAATATCACATTTATTTGTATATTCCAGATATTATTTGTACTTTTGCAAAAAATTTTAGAGGGATCTATATAGATAGATAGGAAAGAGTAAGCTAAAAATGATATAATAATCACTGCTCAAGTTAGTTAGAGAGGTAAATTGATAATATGAATATAACACTCACAGTGGGAGAATATCACACTCACAGTGGTATTTTAGAACACTCACAGTGGCAAAATTGATATAATATGGAACAAAAAACATTTGTAGAAGACCCTGTTTATAGTAAGGTAAACAAGGAGACTGGGGAAATTGAAACCCTAAAAGTGTCTGTAAGAAAGCATGTGGAGGACTTTTTCTGTATGTACTTAGAAGCATGGGATGATTTTACTGACAGGGAAGGTTATTTAAAGACTGTGTTCACTTGGTGCATATTGCAATCTAAGTATTCAGCAGCCGGTAGTAACATGGATGGTAATATCTTCCATGTGTCAGAAGTACTGGACTATGCTACTAGAAAATATCCGGAGAAGGACATTAAAACTTTGAGGAATACTATTAGTAAATTGGTTAAGAGAGGCTTCATTATTAAGCACGAAAGTATGCGTGGATGCTACTGGATTAACCCTAAATATGGTGTAAAGGGTAATATAAGTGAGAAGATGTTCGTAAGGCTCTCAGTCAGAGCTAATTTTACTCATTAAATATAACACTCACAGTGGTAAATTATCACTTTCAGGGTTATAAGATATAGCAAAAATGCTATATTGAAGTTAATATTTTATTAGAAAAATAATTAGATTTATCATTAAATGCAAGGGATTTAGTACTTTTGCAGAAAATATCTTAGTAACAATTGCGTTATGGGAAGGATAATAGAGACAAATATATGTGGATTAAATGTGACAATTACCCCTAGTAATATTCACATCGAAGACTCTTATTATATTACATTAAGAGCACTTATGAAAGTATTCTTCATTAAATTGAGAAAGTATTTGGAGGATAGTCATATTACTATGGATACCCCTCTTAATCATAGATCTGACAGGTCATTGTGTAATGAGTGGATTACCCATAACAATGCATACAAACTTGGATTCAAGGAAGGCCAGTCAGAAGATGTAGACTTAAACTATCCTCAAGCTTGGTGTGCTCCTATAGTATATTGGTTTGGGTCTTTAATAGTATTATAATTGATAATTGTTTATGCAAGTTATATGTAAAGAAAATGAATAGATGGGATAACTTATCATTACAAGAGAAAAATCAGTTATTAGGTATATATGCTTCAAAGGGTTATACCGATTTAGCCAGCATAATCTCTCATTATAATACCTTTCAAGCTGGTGGACCTATAAAGAAAGAGAGCAATTATTCAGTAGGAAGAGTGCTTGATGGGATTTATAGAGCAGTAAACCATGAGGAGTTTATGGGAGAACCTTCTCATAAATATCAATTTATAAAACCAGAATATGTAGGACTATCTGAGGAAGAGCTAGACTCTCTTGTAGGTCAAGCAGATGAAAGAGGCCACAGATTGGATGTTGTAAAAGCAGAGGCACATCCTTCTCATTACTCTAGAGGGACATGGAGTGGCAATGACTTTGAACTTACTGATAAAGGATTAGCCGAAGTTAATCATACTTATTTTGGTTTAAACGACGGAGGTCAAGACCCTCAAGCTAGGTTGACTTATAAAGGTTCCACAGTATTACCTGAAATAACTATTACTCCAGATGGGGCATATATTTATAATACTTATGATAATATAAAACTGCATCTTAAACAACAAGGAGGCTCTCTAGGTAAAGTAACTCCTCTAGGTCAATGGGAATATCCCGGAGAAGTAACTACTATTCCCAGTAATAATATTACTATGAAAGGAGTAGATTATCCTGTAATAGGGGTATCTAATACTGGTGACACTAAGTATATGTTACCTAATATGGATTATTTATTCAATGGTCAATATGTTACTGAATATCCTGTACATAAATTTCAAGTAGGAGGCGTTACTGATAATCCTCCTAGTTGGTATAAACCTTTAACTGTTGCAGGAACTACTCCAGAAACTAGTGATAATTCTGTAAACTATAGTCCACAAGCCGAAAATACAACATTTAAACAGGCAGTTAGAAGACAAGCAGAAGTAAATGCTAAAGTTCAAGGAAGAAAATCTCCAAACCAACAAGATTTTAATATTGCGTATGGACAATTAACTAGACAAGAAGATAAACCAATTGAGCAGAATTTTAATCCAATAACAGGAGAGAGACAATACACAAAAGAGGAACAGGATTTAATGAGAGCTCAAGGTGCCGGATTGTTGACTGAAGGATTATTCTGGGCTTTAGATCCTGTTGGGATGGCAGGATATTCATTAATGAACAAATCTCCTAGATTACTTAATTCTAATAATACTCTTACTGAAAATTTAGAACAAGAAGGTATAAGTCCTGTGGTGGCTCCTTTTATAGTAGGAGGTTTAGGTTCCGGTTTAACTCATGGAATATCCAAAGGAGTGCAAAGTGCTATTGATAGAAATTTACAAAAACAATTATCTAGAGCTTATCAAGAAGGAATGAATACTAAAGTTCAGGGTAGTTCTAATAGTAAAGTTGCTCCTGTATTAGCAGATGCTTTATATAAAGATGCTTCATTTGATAGTGATCCTCTTATGCAAATGTTATATACTAATTATATTAGTGGAGAACCTACATTTGGAAACCTGCTTCCTCAAAAAACAATACAAACAGGATTAGATGATGATGCAATACAATTACTAAGAAATAGAACATTGAATAGAAACATTCAAGCTATTAAAGAAGATCCTAATTTAGGTTCAAACTTTTTAGGAGAAAGTAGAATTAAAAAATTGAATGAAATATTTGACAAAGATTTAACTAGTATAAAAGTAGGTAAATATTCTGGACAAGATTATAAAAATGCAGGACGTGGAAATGTTGGAGGTTTTTACAATGAACAAAATAGATTCATATCAATAAACAAGGACTCTGGATACCCAATGAAGCAAACACAAGCTCATGAAGCTTTGCATCATATAGATTCAAAACATTCATTAACCATTGAACAAGATGCAGCATTAAGTAAAGCCTTTGATGATGATTTTAACACACTTCCAGAAACAGAATTCGCTCCTGAATATCTTAAAAACTATAAACAAATGCGTAAAGAGAGAATAACTACTAATAGAGATGCTAGAGATGAGTTGCTTGGGTATGAAGATATACCATTAGAAAAACAAAATCAAATGATAGATCAGGCTACAGATGATGCAATATTTAGTGCTGTTGAAAATGCTAATGGGTATGGACGAGCTTACATTAAGAGATTAAGAGCAGAAAACAAACTCACTCATGAAAAAGCCAATGCTTTCAGGGAATCTATGAAAAAAGTTGGTGCAATTACTGGAATAATAGGAACAGGTGCAGCAACTACACAAAAATAAATCAAATTACCTCTACTATAGACCAATAGTTGACACTAAATAAAAGTATTATGGAAGACAAATTAGATAAACTCTTAAGAATAGAGAAAGAGAATAATATAATGCTTAGAAAGATATTACAGTACTTGTATCATCATAATGATGATATAAAAGACTTTACTATGAATTATATTGCTAATATTATATCAAATAAACATACAAGATGATACCAAAAGATTTTTTACTTAAAAAACACACGGACCTTACTGTAGCTCAATTACACACTAATAGGTCTATTAAAAAGATAATTATTCATTGCAGCGCTACTGCTGAAGGTAAAGATGTTACTGTGGCTACTATTAGAAGGTGGCATCTAGCACGTAAATTTAATGATATTGGTTATCATTATGTTATTTATAGAGACGGTAGTATTAATATAGGCAGGGATATTAACAAAATAGGTGCTCATACTGAAGGACATAATACCGGTTCTATAGGTATATGTTATATAGGTGGTTGTGCTAAAGATGGTAGAACTCCTAAAGATACTAGAACACCTGAACAAAAAATTGCTTTATATGAATTAATTGATGATTTATTAATGTTGTATCCAACTGCTGAGATACATTGTCATTACGAATATGCAAATAAAGCTTGTCCAAGTTTTAAATTGGAAACTTTTAAACAAGAATATAAACTTTGGTTAGAAGCACAGAAGATTACTCCTAAATGTAATTTAAAGTAAATCAATTAATTAAAAAATATTTTAAAAAAATAATAAACTTTTTTAATGTATATCAAAAACTTTTTGTATTTTTGCACCAAATTTAAACAATAAAATTTAATCAAAAATGAAGAAAATTCTTGTTTGTTTTGCACTGACTTTGTTTATGAGTGCACTTGTATCCTGCAACAACCATACTGACACCATTATTGTTGTTGGTGATACTTTAGAGACTATTGATACTATTGCTATTGATAGTGTTGATACTACGTGTATAGATACCATTCTTTAATGGTATTTTGGCCCAATAGCTCAGCTGAATAGAGCGAGAGTCTTCTAAACTCTAGGTCGATGGTTTGAGTCCATCTTGGGTCACAAAGGTTTTAATTAATGATATTTGATGGTTCCTCCTATAGCTTAATGGTAGAGCGAATAGTCTAAAAGCACTATTGATGTGAAAGTTCAACTCTTTCTAGGAGGGCAATTCCTCCTTAGCTCAGTTGGTTAGAGCACCTGACTGTTAATCAGGGGGTCGAAGGTTCAAGTCCTTCAGGGGGAGCAAAAACTTTAAAGGATATATATCATGGGAATTAAAGCAAGAAGTATTAACAGAGCTGCTAAAAGGGGACATTTTATTAACTGGAATGGAGAGTATTCTCACACTAGACCTTTTAATAACCGAGCTAATACTAGCAAAAGAAAGGGTGTCCACAGTAGAGCAGAGTCTCAGGCAAATAGACAGTTATGGGAAGCAATTAAAACCCACAAGAATAATTCAGAAGATGAGTAAGCCATCACTTAATGAAACATTTAGAGAGTTAGTTAACTCCGAATTCAATGATGACCCAGTTCATTATTGTAAAAGATGTCTCTCATTAAATATTAGAGTTGATGAGAATGGGGAGGAATTCTGTGAGAACTGTACCTCTACTAACATCCTTAAAACTAATATTTTTAAATGGGAGAAACTTTATAAAGAAATGTACGGTAAACCTTTTTTGTATAATTAATATAGTAGAATTTAAAAATGGAAGAAAACAAGAAAGTTATTAACATGCATCCCCAGATGAATAGTGCTGAACAACCTACCTATGAGCAGCTTCAGGCTCAGCTTATGCAAGCTCAGCAGACTATTGCTGCCATTAGAATGGATGCTCAAAAGAAGATTGAGAGTATGAATTACGCCAATGCTTTTCAGCAGCAGCAGTTTATGCTGGAGATTGTCAAAATGAAAGATACTTTCCCTGCTAATATGGTAAAAAAAGCCATCAATGCTATTGACAATTTCTGGTTTGAAGAGCCTAAAGAGGAGGAAACTAATGATGAGAAGCAAGGCCAATAATATCTATAGAATTCCTTGTTCTACAATGGAAGAGTTTTATAAAAATTGGATTGATATTCTCACTCCAATTCATAAACTTACTGCCAAGAACAAGCAGATATTATTAGCTTTCCTTATGCTCAGATATGAGTTAGCTCAAAGTATCAGTAATGAAACATTGTTAGATGAAGTCTTAATGAATGAAGATTCTAAGGCTAAAATAAAAGAAAGATGCAATCTGCAAGGTAATTACTTACAGGTAGCTATGTTTACCTTAGCTCAACAGAATGTTCTCATTAAGACTTTATCTGATGATTCTAGAAAGAAGTATAAGTACAGAATCAATCCTAGAATACTTCCTGATATGCAATATACTGACACTGGAGTAATACTTCAATTTAACTTTGAGTTAAAATGCAATCAAATCTTACCTCCTACTACAGAGCAGTAAATCAAGTAGCTGAGAATCTAGGATTGACTCCTAAAGAAGTAGATAAGGTATATAGAGCATATTGTAGGCTAATAAAAGAAAAGATTGAATCTCTCCCTCTTAAGGAAGACCTTACAGAAGAAGAATACAATCAATTACAAGTAAATATAAACTTGCCTAGTTTTGGTAAACTATATACTAGCTGGCAGAAACACAAGAATTTAAAAAAGAAATTAGAATATGTACAGAAAGCCAAAGAAAATAAAGCTGCTAAACACAGACATCTTAGCGACAATGACTCTTTATAGTAACGATGTTTTTGAAAAGGGCCTTGTGAAACATAAAAAGGGTGATATGCAAGATATTCAGGAAGTACTTGAAGTCAGTGAGTATGCAGCATCCAGAGGTATTAAGAAAGGAGACTTAATATATATCAATCTTGAGAAATACATAAAGTTGGTTCCTTCTCATAATTATGATAGTGCTATTCAGAGGACTCAAGCTCCTGATGGTAAAAAGATGGATAGAATATTTGACCCTCCTTACATTAAAATAGGGGATGAAGTGTTCTTCCATCCTGACTATTCTGATATTGACTATATTGTCACAGAGTGGGATGAATTAGAGGAGACAGGGCTAGTTCTTCCAGATAATAAAATAATTGAAACTGTTTAAAGAAAAGCCCTAGTGATAGGGCTTTCCAATTTTATAGATATGAACTTATTTACACTCAAAAACTATAAGGTTTACATCTCTGAGGAAGCTTACTTACTGGCTCCTTTTAAGAAGATTTGGGACAGAGATAAGACTCAGAATAAAAATAGGGCTCTACAAGAGTTAGGTCTTATTTATTTTGTATGTGATATTAGAAGTGACTATCAATATATTATAGATGAAGAAGAGAGAATTAAAGAAGTAATTCAAGGAGAAGGACTTCCTAGCAACTATACCCCAGATAAAGATGTAAGGGATGCTATGGATTTCTATAAATCCTTTAGAAGCACTGCTGAAATATTTCTTGAAGGGACTAGGGTAGCTGCTAACAATTTTAGAAACTACCTGATTAACCTTAATCTGTATGAGGAAACAGATGATGGCAAACCTAAATATAATGTTGGATCTATTGCTACTGCTCTAAAGCAGATGCCTCAATTAATTACTGACCTTAATAAAGCTGAGTTAGCTGTTAAGAAAGAAAGAGATGAAGAGAAGTCTATTAGAGGTGGTGGAGAAAATCTAAGTATGTTTGAGAATGGAATCTAATGAATTATTTGTAAAGACTAATGAGGTAAACTCTAATGTTACTGAACTAATATTCAAAGAATATTGGAAGTCCTGTACTGACCCTTTTGATAGAGAATTCTTTAGTAAAGAGAAGATTATTAATGAGATTAAAGATACTTTCTTAGACTTCTTTTATAGTGTTCCTTTTATTCAGAACTGTACTTCAGTAGATAGAAAATATGCCAAGGATTTACCTAGAGATAATAAAGGCAGAATCATTGTAGACATTACACATCCTCATATCCTCGAAGATATGGATTACTTCAGACCTACTGCTTTATGTTTTGACCAGTATGGAGTGCCTACTTTATTAAAACCTAATGGTAATCCTAATAGTCCTTATGGTAAATGGATTGCTGAGGAAGCTAGAAGATGTAGAGAAGGTTATATAAGAGAATCTGATGGTGAATGGGTTACTGGAGATTTATATTTCTTTTGGAATTATTCTCCTATGATGGTAGAGGAAGAAGATGAGGATGAAGGTATTACTATTCGTTATAGAAGATTTCCTAGTGTATGGGAAGGTCACTATTGGAAAGCTCATTATATATGGCAAGCTCGTCATAATAGTAAAAATAGTGCTGAATTAGCCAGTCGTGCTAAAGGAAAGACAGCCTTTGGTGCTGCTATGTTGTGTAGAAGAATTTTATTAGGTGAAACATCTAAAAACACTACAGATGTTACTGCTGTAGCTATGGCTTCTGACAAGAAGTTCTTGACAGGCGGTGATGTCTTGTTAGATAAGTTCCAAGATACTCTAGACTTTTGTGCAGAGAATACAGAGTTTCCCAGAGGAAGATTGAAAGATACTGAGAATGAGTTAAAATGGGAAATTGGTTATAAGAGGAATAATGGTCCTAAAGATGGTATTCAAAATGTGGTATTTGGTATTACTTCAGGTAATACTCCTAAAAAAGGTAGAGGTAGTAGAGCTTCTTTATATATACTTGAGGAGTTTGGTTCTTGGGCTAATCTTAAACCAGTATACAATGGTTTAAAACCCTCTGTAAAGAATGGTAAAAAATCCTATGGTTTGATACACTTACAGGGTACTGCTGGTGATTCAGAATCAGATTTTTCTGGTGCTCAAGATTTAGTAAGGAATCCTGATGGTAATGATTTATACGCAGTAGACAATGTCTATGACAAACTAGCTCAAGGTAAGAAAAGATTTGTATACTTTTTTCCGGGATATATTAACCTACAAGGATTTTATGATAAAAATGGTAATTCTGATGTAGTAAAAGCTTTAGTAGAGATTATAGCCAATAGAGTCAAGGTTAAATATAATACTGATAATCCTGATACATTAATTAGATTGATGGCTGAAACTCCTATAGTTCCTGAGGAGGCTATGTTAAGAGTTCAAAGCAATGTCTTCCCAACAGCTGATTTAAATGAAAGAATAGCTCAAATAGAGAATGAGCCTAATGCTCTCAATGATGTGTTTGTAGGAGAGTTAGTAATGGATGCTAATGGAGAGGTAAGTTTTAAGACTACTAATGATGTGCCTATCAGATTCTTTCCACATAAAGATAATAAACTTAAGGGTGCTGTTGAAATATTTGAGATGCCCCAGAAGGCTCCTAATGAAAGTAGACCTGCTTCCAATAGATACATAGCTTCCTGTGACCCTGTTGATAAAGATAGTGCAGACTCAGTTTCTTTAAGCTCTACATTTGTTTTAGATTTATATACTGATAGGATAGTTGCAGAATATACGGGCAGAAAAGACTTTGCAGAAGATGCTTATGAAGTAACTAGGAGATTATGTATGTTCTATAATGCTAGATGTTTATATGAAAATAATATTCCCGGTTTATATGGATATTTTAGTAAGATGAATTGTACATATCTTCTAGCGGATACTCCAGAATATTTGAAAGAAAAAGACCTTATTAAGACTAATACTATTGGAAATGGCTCTAAGGGAGTAAGAACTACAGTTCCTATTATTAATCATGGCGAGCAATTAATCAGAGATTGGCTATGTAAGGAAGTAATTATCAATAACCAAACAGAGCATAGTGAAGAAATTCAGAGGACCTCGAATTTATACTTAATTAAAAACCTAGCTTTACTAAAAGAGTTGTCTCAATATAATCGTCTAAATAACTTTGATAGGGTTATGTCTTTGATGATGCTAATGATTTATAGAGAGTCTATGATGATATTATTTCATGGGGAAGTAAAAATCTCTAAACAAAGAGATGATCCTAACTACTTAGGAAACAGCAAGTTCTTTCAACAATATGACAGGAAGTTTAGAAAAAATTAATAATTCTCTTAAATAATTCATTCTTTATTTCTTAGAGTGAATTATTTTTTATACTTTTGCAGTTGAAAATTTTAATAAAATGTTTGAGAAAGACAGTTATAAAGAAAATAAACCTCGCACATTTCCTCCTCAGAGAAAGAAGTTTTCTCAGAAGGGTAAAGCATGGAGAAAAGAATGTGTACAATGGGCTATAGATAGTCTGTACTCATTTGGTGAGGTATGCCGTAAATCTACTAAGGCTAAGAGAATTAATCTCGACTTATTGAATGGTAAACTTCACATGGATGACTTGGAGTATATTGCTAATCCTAGTGGTATTGAAAGTGATTATATTTCTGATGAAATTCAGCACTATGCAATTATGAATAGTAAGCTTAATATCCTTAGAGGTGAGGAGCTTGCCAGAGTATTTGACTATAGTGTTATAGTCACTAATCCTAATGCTATCAGTGATGCTGAGGATAGGAAGAAAGCAGAGTTATTTGCCCGACTTCAAGCAGCTATTGAGAATGAGTCTACTAGTGAAGAGCAATATCAACAGGAAGTAGAAAGACTTGCTAAATATTATGCCTATGAATGGCAGGATATTAAGGAAATGCAAGGAAATGCCCTACTTCATCATTACTCCAAGGAATATAACTTTCCAATGTTATTTAATAATGGGTTTATGACTGCTATGTGGGCGGGTGAAGAGATTTATCAGTGTGACATAGTGGGGGGTGAGCCTGTGATGAATAGAGTTAATCCTTTCAAGCTTCAAGTATTTATGTCTGGTTATTCTAATAAAATTGAAGATGCAGACATGATTATTTATGATGACTTCTGGAGTCCGGGCAGAATATATGATACTTTCTATGATGTACTTACTGAAAAGGATATGAAGTACATTGAAAGTAGAGCATATAATGACAGTGAAGCTACTGATATTGACTATGATACTAGAGATTCTTATGTACCCGGTACTATGATTGATGATACTATTAGCATTGTAGATGGTGAGTTTGTTGCTGGTGAAGAACTCTTTAAAGAGGCTCCTGATGAATTTTCCTTCCTTCCTTATGATATGGCTGGTAATATCAGAGTCACCAGAGTGTATTGGAAATCTAGAAGACTTGTCAAAAAGGTTAAGTTCTATGACCCAATGACAGGTGAAGTGGATTATAAGATTATGCCTGAGAGCTATCTTATTGATGAAGCAGCAGGAGAAGAGGAAGAAGAACTTTGGGTTAATGAGGCTTGGGAAGGAACTAGAATAGGCAGAGACACTTATGTGAATATGAGACCTTGTCCTATTCAATATAATAGTATTTCTAATCCTAGTAAGTGCCACTTTGGATTTGTTGGTTCTATCTATAATCTGAATGACAGTAAACCATTCAGTATGGTAGATATTATGAAGCCTTATAATTATCTATATGATGTTATTCATGATAGACTAAATAGACTTCTTGCCAGAAATATGGGTAAACTTGTCAGATTAGACCTTTCTAAGATTCCTCAATCCAAAGGCTGGGATGTTGATAAGTGGTTGTATTTTGCTAAGACTTGTGGTATTGCTGTTGAGGATTCCTTCAATGAAGGTGACTATGGCGCTTCTACAGGTAAATTAGCAGGTGGCTTAAACAATGCCTCTACTGGAGTTATTGATGCTGAGTTAGGTAATACTATTCAACAATATATGCAACTTTTGGAGTTTATTAAGCAAGAAATGTCCGAGGTTGCAGGTATATCTAAACAGCGTGAAGGTCAGATTTCTAACAGAGAAACTGTTGGTGGTGTAGAAAGAGCTACTTTGCAGAGTTCTCATATCACTGAATGGTTATTTGCTATTCATGACGATGTAAAGAAGAGAGCCTTAGAATGCTTCTTAGAAACTGCAAAGATTGCCATGAAGGGTGGTTCTAAGAAGTTCCAATACATAATTCCGGGCTGGACTAAGCAAGTAATTGAAATTGATGGTAATGAATTTGCTGAGGCTGACTATGGTATTGTTGTTGATAACTCTAGAGAAGTCCAAGAGCTTAGACAAAAACTTGATATGTTGGCTCAGGCTGGTTTACAAAATCAAATGTTTAACTTCAGTACAGTTCTTCAACTCTACTCCTCCTGTAGTTTGTCTGAAAAGATTGTTATTATGAAGCAATCTGAAGCCGAAGCTATGCAAAGGGCTCAACAACAACAAGAACAGCAACAGCAACTGGCTCAACAGCAAATGCAGCTCCAAGCTCAGACAGAACAGGCTAAGATGCAGCAGGAGGATATGCTTAATCAAAGAGATAATGAAACCAAGCTCCTTATTGCTAATATGCAAGCTTTAAGTAAAAGAGATGCTGATGGAGATGGAATAGTAAATGAGGGTGTTGATCAGACTGACCTTGCTGAGAAGATTAGAGAATTTGATGAAAAACTTAAGCTTGATAGAGATAGGTTTGAGTATCAAAAACAAAAAGATAAGAGAGATAATGACACTAAATTAACCATTGCCAAGATGCGTCCCAAAACAACCTCAAATAATAAATAAATATGATACAGTTTAATGAATTAAGAATTGATAATGAGCCTGCTATTGACGGGGATTACCATCTTATCATTGATGTTTCATTACTTGACCCTACTATTGAAGGTAGTGAAACTCTTGAGATAAGCAATGTGTTTGTAGGCTTTGGTTCTACTACAGAAGTTGAAGACTATTTAGACCCTGAGACTCAACATACAGGTACAATTACTAGACAGGACATTGTTGATGGCAAGCTAAAAGGTATTAGATTCTACATTCCTCTGACTAATGACCAGAATAAACAGCTTGTCTATGTCAAAGTAGATATGGATGATGCACTAAATCTTCTTGATTGCAACACTCCTACAGATATTGAAGGTTATGTCTATGACAAATGTCTTCTTATGAACAATGTCTTTACCTATCTCAAGGAAAGTAACAAAGACTGTGAAGAGATAACCAACCTTGCTAATTACATTGCAAAAATTAAAGGTCTTGAATTAGCCATTGAAGGTGGTAACTTTGAATTGGCTAACAAATATTGGAACAAGTTCTTTATAAACAATAGTACTGGTGTTTCATCTTCTAATTGTGGTTGCAGATAATATGGATGCTATGGGTAATGCCTTATTGAAAGGCTTTGACAAATATTACAACACATTGGTCCGAGTAGGATATGTGAACAACAGGACTGTAAGTCAGTTTATAGTTGCTTCTTGGATTTATGATGTACTTGAAGGTAAATATGACTGCTGGCCTGATGAAGACCAGTATAAGCTTTTAAGTGATTTATATATGTGTTTGGAAGGAAGTTGTCTTGTTCCTTATCAGAAGTACTGCAAGACTGTTACTATCAATAAGCTTCCTAACAATCATTATATAAGACTCACTGAGACTAATACTGTAGACAAAGAAGGTAATCCTATTGGAGATAGTATGAGAAAGTATGAAAATGATATTTTAAAAATGATTTAAATTAAATAAATATGCTAACAACTAGTGAATTAAAACAAGTAAAGCACTACCTTGAGTTATATAGTAAGAAGGATAGTCAGTTACCTCCAGCTGATATTCCTCTTGACAAGTATGACCAAGTAGCTATTGTTCAGAGAGGAAGTAATAGACTAGTACCTATTACAGAGCTTCAAGAAACAATAGGTATAGAGCTTAAGAAAGATGTCTGTACATACAATTGGTATATCAGCCATCCTGAAAAGATTGATAATAATACAATTTATGTGTGTACTACAGACGATGGTTCTCAGGTAATCCAGATTTATCTGCAAGGTTATCCCTTTATGTCTACGGCTGATGCAGAGTTTGCATTTTCTGCCAACAGAAGTGCTGCTTTCATTGGTGAGGATAACCCTACTACATTAAATGCAACTGCCTCCCCTATTGCAAGTGATATCACTTTCTATGATGGAGATATAGTTCTAAAAACTACTACTGATAATACCTCCTTGTCACATACTCTTAATGTAACAGGAAGCAAAACATTTACTGCCAAAGCTCATATCTTGGGCAGAGAGATGACTAAGAGTTTAACTATTACCGGAGTAAAGCATGTTTACTGGGGTGCTGGAAACAATCCTGCCACCTCTAATGCAGTTGCTACTGATACTACTCCAAGAAATGTTACCTTCACAATGAAGGTTAACAGTCTTGGTCTTGCAGATAGTACACACTACTTATATTTTGAAGTTCCTGCTGGTTGGCAAGTATATAAACTTGAGTTAGTAGATGACGAGAACTTCCCCATGGAAATGACTATCCATAGCACTCCTATTACTGCTCATAATACTGGATATACTGCTTATAGAAATGAGGAACTTCGTGCTGCTGGTACACATAATTACAGAATATACGTTAAATCCCTATAAGTTATGGCAGATATATTAAATATTCCAGGAAAAATTCATAGTACAGCTGCCGATGGTAGAGCAGTTGAAACTAATGAGGTATATGATAATAATAAAGAAACTTTTCAAAGTAGTATTAATGCTAACTTTGAGGAGAGAATTGCCACTAATACCTCTATCATTGAAGCCTATGTACGTCAGAACTTTGTAACTCTTACAGCACAAGCAACAGACCTTACAATTGCTGATGTATTCAACAATCAGTCTCCTGCTGTTACACCTGCTCTTAACACTGTATATAGAGTAGCTAATTGGAAAGGAGATTCTGATAGCACATTTTATAACACAAGTTATTATAGCGAATATTCAACTAATGGTACTACTACTGCTGATTTAGTTTTGCTTGATGTAGTAGATAAAGGTATTGACGATGAACCTACTGCTGGAAGTAATAATTTGGTTAAGAGTGGAGGAGTGCATAAAGAGATTAGTCAGTTAGACCAAGAAATCCATTACGTTCAATTTCCATTCTCCGGTGGGAAGCCCGGATATTACATTGATGGCACAGGTGTTGAACATGTTTGGGCAGCAGGTTATATCTCTGAATATTATCCCGTATCGGCAGGGGACTTAGTTAAATGCTATGGGGCAGCGGACTCTGATGCTCTTGTTATTGCTTTTTACAATGAGAATATGGAGTTTGTAGCAGATGGCAAGGTGGCTGGGGCAGGTGGTACGACATTGCAGTTGTATTCATCTGTTGCCCCTTACAATGGATATGTAAGATGCTACACCGATAAATTCAAAAGCCCTACGGCTTGGGAGGATAGTTATATTATGATTCCATCTAATGTTTTGCATGAGACAGATGCAAAAAGGTTTATTTCAAATGAACAACTTGCAGATGTTGAGCAAGAAATCAAAACAGATGTGATCAATATAGAGGTCAATTTATTTGACTATAACCAATCTATACCTGTAAGGTATTTTGAAAACCCTTTTAGCGTAGGAAAAAGATACTATGTTAAGAATCTGTCCACAAAGTCAATCAGTTTTATTGCCTATGATGAAAATAAACAGGAATTAGGGTATATAACACATGATGTAACTCTTGGTATTGGAGAAGAGGAAAAATTCACTTTTGATTACGCAAATGCCAAATTTATTGGTGGTTATGTTGCAGATGCTAAATATAGCATTGCCATAGGGAAAGCAGACAATGAGGGTGAATTGGCTACGGAAATAGATGCTCTCAAGAAAATAGTGGGTACAAAACTCATTATCCGAAACGATGTTGGAAACATATATGTCCCATTTGTTTTCGCAAAGGGGATGCAATATGCCTTTACAAACAAAAGCAATGGCATTTGTTCACTGCAATACAAGACTGATGAATACTCTCAACCCATAGAGATAAAGTCACCAATCGCTGTTGGTGAAACATATATTTTTACACCATCGGATGATGCAAAATATATAGGTGGATATTCCTCTTATGGTTATAATGGTGTCATTGAATCTGTAGTTGGTCTTGTCCCAACTGTACAACAACTTGGTGTCAAATCAACTTTCTCACATACTGGAGCAGGAACTTTGTTTAGCAGTTTTTCCTTTGAGAAAGGAAAACAATACAAAGTTAGAAACAATACAAAAGCAATTCTTTCTGTTTTTCTGCGAAAAGAAATTGGGGGCGAAAATACACAAGTGGTTGCTGACCCTCTAAAACCACGTGATGTTGTGTATTTTATTGCACAAGACGATGCTAATTACATAGGGGGGTATTCAAGTATAGGTTACAATATTTCCGTATCCTGCGTGGAGGGTATTGTAAATCAACTCAATGAAATGTCACCTCTACCCAGTATATATGAATCATATCTTGCAGACAAGATTGCATTTATTGACAGACTGCACAATGATTGTGGAGAGAGAGGAGACTCATTTATCTTTATTACGGACACACACCTTATCAACAACTCCTTGGCTTGCCTCCCGATTATAAAGTATCTTTCTGAGAGATTGTTTATAGACAAGTTGATACATGGAGGTGATTCCGGTAGTATTACAGCAAATTATATGCCTACATATGGTTGGGATGCTATCAATAAGGGCATGAGGCTTTTCTATCAATATATTGCCAACGCATTAAAGAGTGGAAAATTCTTTGGTTTGATAGGAAATCATGATTTCAATGACCGCATTTATTCAGGAGGTTCATCGGAAATTACGGGGATAGACCTTAAATCGAGAAGAAACATCTTACTCTCTCTGTCTCCTGACAACATTGTTCTTGGTGATAGTGAGGATGGTGCATACTATTATTATGACAATCCTGTTGCCAAGATAAGATACATTTTCTTGGATACATCATTTGGACAAGTTGCAGGTGCTGCAAGTATAGGAGGAGTACAATTACAATGGTTCATCAATCTTGTATTGGCAACACCGAATGGGTATGAACTTATTGTTGCAGGACACATTCCATTCTACGAGAATTTCTCTCAATATGATATTCAATACATTTCCTTTATGGGTGATGTGATAGATGCCATCAATAACAAAGATCAGGGTGTTGCGGTGATTGGTGGGGTATCCTATTCTTATGATTTCAGAAATATTGATACAAGGGTAATTTTCAATCTTTTGGGACACACTCACTATGATGGTGAATTGTATAATAACGGGGT